GGCTAATGCTGAAAAATTACAAGCAATTGTTCAACAATCCATTAACCGACTAAGAGATGCCTATAAGAGTGGCACTTCATTTAGCGTTACCGAGTTGTTCAAAGGGCTTGCCGAAGCAGGTAAAAGAAGTGCCGATGATTTGCTATCAACACTTAAAAACAAATTGGCTGGCGCACAACAATTAGCCGCTAACGCATCTAAGTTGGCTGGTCTTGGATTTAGCCAAACATTTATTGAACAAGTTGTATCTGCTGGACCCGAAGTTGGGAATGAATTAGCAGATAGTATTTTGAAGGCAACGCCTGAAACTATTACAGAATTACAAAAAACATTTCTTGCTATGGAAAATCAAACCAATAATGGTTTGAACCAATTAGCCAATTCCATGAACGCTGGCGGTCGTTTGGCAACCGAAGAATTAAATAAAGCCTACGCCGATGCGCAAGCAGAATTAACTGAATTTTTAGCCGTACAAGCAGAAGAATATGCTGCACGACAGGCTGAAATAAATAAAGATTTTAACGAACAAATGGCAGAAGCGGAAAAAATCCGTGATGAAGCGTTTGCCAAAGCAGAAGCAGATTTAGCAGAACAATTAGCAGAAATTCAAAAGCAATATAACGAAAGTATTGCTGAGATAGACAAAGAATTAAATAACGCTTTGGCAGAAGCAAGTAGAGATTTGAACGAGGCGTTAGCAGAAGCGGCTAAAGATTTGGCAGAAGCAACTGCTGAGGCGCGTAAAGAATTAACTGAAACTTTAGATGAATTGGCTAAAGAATTTAATGAAAAATTAGGCAATATTCAAAACGCCATTGCTTCCACTATTGCCGCTATTAACGCATTAAAGGCGGCTATGGCTTCCGTTGGCAGTATGGGTGGTGGAGGAGGCGGTGGTGGCGGTGGAACTACCACAACTACTGCTACTACGGCATTAACTACACTAACTACAAGTGGTCTAACCGCAACATCTACGGGTACAAGTAGAGCAGTAGTAGCAGATGGAAGCGTTGCTTCGTGGCGCGCTGGTGAAGAAAAATCTATGGCTGGATTAGTTATTAACCAGACTTTCAACACCGATTATGTAGACCCAATTCAAGTTAAAACACAAATGCTAAATGCCATAAAATATGGTTCAACTGTTCAAGTAACGGCACCAGTAGGCGGCGGTGGCGGTAAATACGGAATGTTGGTTGACTAATGACACTTACGGCAGTTTATTCATTTTCATTTAACGGATTAACTTTTGGTGGCGCTGGTTCGCCGTATCAGATTTTATCCGTAGATGGTTTGGAAAGTTTGCCCGGAATTCGTAATCAAGACGATAATCGCGGTTTTAATGATGGCATGTTTACAGGTCGCGATTTTCTTGCTGGTCGTAATATTTCCATGATTATTCAAACCTATGGTAGTGGTGGCAATTCGGCGCAAGTAAATTTCAATACATTACAATCCAAATTATTACCGCAAAGTAGTGGTACAACGCCGTTATATTTCAAACTGCCTACTGCTAATACCGACCAATATGTAAATGCTCGTGTGCGTGGTTTAACTACAACCATTACGCCAGAATATACATACGGACAAATTACTTCACAATTAGAATTATTTTGCCCAGACCCTCGTTATTACAATAGCAATACGCAAACTGCCGTATTTATTTATAGTTTAGACCAAGGGCGCAGTTATGACCGCACTTATGATTTGGATTATGGTGGCGGAACGGCATATAAGCAAACAACTGTTACTAATTCAGGTTGGGCGGCTACTTATCCAACAATAGATGTTAAAGGTCCTATTACAAATCCATCAGTAGGTAATTTAACTCAAAATGCGCAATTGGATTTTACTTGTACGCTTATTAGCACCGACCATTTGGTTATAGATTTATACAATAAACTTGTAACGCTTAATGGACAACCTGCTCGTAATTTGCTAACCTCAGGCGAATGGTTTAATGCGCAACCGGGCAATAATATCTTTACCATCAACGGCACTTACACCGCCGCTGGTGATACCTCTGTTACAATAACTTGGAACTCGGCATACATCTAGGAGAAACATGGCACTACGCACTCCGCCTTCGTGGTTACAAAACGCACTTCACCCTGCCGAGAATGACCGCCTCACAATGCAGGCAATTTGGGCGACAACAGGAATTATTGGCACATCTTCTTTAGCAGTTACCGCTAGTTCACCTGCCGCCATGACTGTACAAGTAGCGGCTGGTTGGGGTGTAATTGTTGGTAATTATCAAGCCAATATGGGTGTTTATAATTTTTATAATGATGGCACAACAGTTTTGCCAATATCTATTGCTGACCCATTAAATCCACGCATTGACCGCATTGTTGTTACTATCAACGATTCCTATTACACGGGCGTCTTAGATGATGTTACTTTTCAAGTAGTTGCTGGAACGCCGTCAGGTTCTCCTGTTGCTCCTGCCGTACCAACAAACTCAATTTCATTGGCAACAATTGCCGTAGGCGCGGCAGTTACGCAGATAAATAGCGGAAATATCACCGATACCAGAGTTATTGCCACAACGCAACTACCTATTGGCGATATTACGGAAGTTCAAGGCGGAACAGGCATTACAGTTACAAATGGCACGGGTCCAGTACCTTCGGTTGCCATAAATTCCAGCGTTGTAACACTTACGGGTTCTCAGGCACTAACAAATAAAACATATTCAGGTACAGATTTCACACAAACAGGCACAAATGGTGTAGGCTCTATACCTGATTACCTCACACTACTAATGATGGGAGCGTTGTAAATCATGGCAACGACAACAAAAGCACTATTCCGCGGAGCGGCAACAACCTCTACGGGAACAACTCTATACACAGTTCCAGCCTCGACAACAACAGTAGTTTCTAACATTGTTGTTACTAACACATCAGGTTCATCGCGCACATTTACATTAGGATTAGCAGGAACTTCTTTCGCTACTACTACAACAATAGCGGCGAACAGTATTGCGACTTTTGATATTAAACAAGTTCTTACCGCGACCCAAGTAATTACTGGTGGCGCAAGCGCAACAGATGTTAATTTTCATATTTCAGGCGTAGAGATTTCCTAAAGGAGTAGATAAATGGGTATTGCAGTATTTCCTGCCGCTGGCGGTGGGGTCACACCTAAAGTTACAGAATTTACAAGCACAGGCACATTTGTTGTGCCGTCTAACACTACTATGGTTGAAGTTTTTGTTGTTGGTGGTGGCGGTGGTGGCGGGTGTGTAAATAACAGCTCTGCTCGCGCTTCGTCAGGTGGCGGCGGTGGTAGTGTTATTACAAGAACATTACCTGTTACGGCAGGAGCCTCTTATACAGTTACAGTAGGCGCAGGTGGAGCAGGTTCATCAAACGAAAGCACTCCTGGTGCTGATGGTGGTGATTCAAGTTTTGGTTCATTGGTTACCGCTTGGGGGGGCGGTGGCGGTGCTTCAATGAATACTAGTGGTGCCACAACATTCCCGCGTTTAAGAGGAACAAGCGGCGGCTCCGCACAAAATTCTTCAACAAATCCAGGCGGAGGCGGCGCTGGAGAATCATTAGTATGGCCTCAGCAAACCACTACTCCTTTTGCCATTCAAACCGAATTTTTCTTTTCTATGAATGGAACTAGAACAGGCGCACTTAGCCCAATGAATAACAATAATCCTATGGGCGGAAGAGGCATAAATGGTTTTGGCGGTGGTGGGGCTGGCGCTTCATCACAGCCCGCTGCTAATTTTCTCGCTTTAATCTCTACTGATGGTGGTGCCGCTGGTATATCAGGAGGCACTGCAGCAAACGGCAATAATGCAACTGCTAATTTAGGTGGCGGCGGTAGTGGTGCTTACACTGCTGCTTCTGCTGGTCAACGCAACGGCGGTAATGGTGGTAGTGGTTATGTTCGCGTTACTTATTGGTCATAAGGAGATTACATGGCACATTTCGCAGAATTAGACGACAACAACAAAGTATTACGCGTTATTGTTATTGCTGACTCCAATACGGCTGACGCTAACGGCAAAGAAAAAGAAGAAACTGGAATTGCGTTTTGTCAATCGCTTTTTGGCGAAAATACAAAATGGGTTCAAACTTCTTACAATTCTAAGTTCAGAGGAAAATTTGCTGGCGCAGAAGATTTTTACGATGCTGACAATGATTTATTTTGGACTCCTGATGGACCAATAAATCCACCAACTGATTACATTGACGCAGAGGTTGTAGAACCAACTAAAGCATTAGAGTAGAGAGTGCGGTATGACTACAACATACCGCTATCTCTTTGCCGACCTGCTCACAAACGAGATAATCGCTGAATTACCTTTAACTGGCGTATCTTTTACGCAACAGTTAAATCAGGCTGGCACATTCACGGGTCGCATTTTACTTAGCGGTATAAATTCGTATGAATACAATGTAGATGCGGCAACGCAACCTGCTCGTAATGCTCTATATGTAGATAGAAATGGCATACTTGTTTGGGGCGGTGTAATTTGGAACAGAGATTATTCTTCGGCAGACCAGACTTTAACTGTTACTGCTAGAGAATTTGAAAGTTATTTTGAACGCCGTCTAATTACAACTACCACTTCATTTACCAACGCCGACCAATTACTTATAGCACGCACGCTTATTACTAACGCACAAGCGGCTACAAATGGTGATATTGGCGTACAAGTAGGCACGGAAACTTCTGGCATACTTATTGACCGCGTTTATTACGATTATGAATTGAAAAATGTATATCAAGCCATTAAAGATTTATCAAATCAAGATGATGGTTTTGACTTTAATATCAAAGTTGAATACGACCTATTGACAAATGAGCCAATTAAAACACTTGTGCTTGGTTATCCGCGCACGGGCAATATTGACTCTGGCGTAGGTGATATTCAAACACCAGTATTCCTATTTCCTGCTGGTAATATGGTTGAGTACCAGTATCCCGAAGATGGGTCAATTATTGGTAATAGCCTTTATGTTATTGGTGCTGGTTCTAATGAAGGCAAATTACAAGCATTTGCCGAAGATACTGCCAAATTAACGGCAGGTTGGCCGTTATTGGAAAACTCGGCTAATTACTCAGATATAACCGACCAGACAGTATTAGACCAATTAGCAACGGCACAAGTATTGGCGTTATCTGAACCACCGCCAATTATTAACATAGTTGTACCTGCCTATGAAAACCCAGTATTTGGCACTTATGCCATTGGTGATGATGCGCGCCTAATCATTAACGACCCACGCTTTCCTACTGGTCTTGATAGCGTTTATCGTATTGTTGGCTTTAATGTTCAGCCCGGTGAAAATGGACCCGAGCGTGTTACTATCACACTAACAATTACAACTAACTGAGGCGCATATGGCATACATTAACCAGCCACCTGATTTACGGATTATTTTTCAAGATATGACTAACCGCTTGGAAAAGTTAGAGCGTGCGCAAAGATTTACCGCCCCAAATGTGGACTTTTCCACAAATACGCCAACCAATCCACGCGTAGGAGATATATTTTTTGATACTAATAGTAACAAATTGGTATTTTGGAACGGCACAAATTGGCGCAAAATTACCGATACGACCTTCCCGTAATGTAATATTGCCGCCATGTCTGTTGAGAATTGGGCTGCTTTAGCCGTGTCTGTAACAACTCTAATGGGAGCGTTAGCGGTGGGTGTTCGGCATCTTGTAAAATACTATTTGGCAGAATTAAAGCCTAATGGTGGTTCTAGCATTAAAGATAAAGTGGCAGATATAGATAACAAAGTGGATAAATTGGAGGCAAGAATTGACGAAATCTACAAGTTCCTTATTAAATAACAATCTCATTGTTGAAATAGCCAAATCACAAATTGGTTATGAAGAACAACCAACCAATAAAACAATGTACGGCAAATGGTATGGATTGAACGGACAACCTTGGTGCGCCATGTTTGTATCATGGGTATTTGACCAAGCAGATGAAAGCAAAAGAGTAGCGGCTTCTAACGCAAAAGGATTTGCTAGTTGTGATGCTGGCTTAAAATGGTTTTCTAAGAAAAACAAACTTGTTCCTATCGGTGAGGCTAAAGAAGGCGATATTGCCTTTTTTCAGTTTGATGATGATGCCCAACCCGACCATGTTGGTATAGTTATCAAAAATACAGGCAAAAATCTTGTCTGTGTTGAGGGTAATACCTCGCCTAACAAAAAAGGTTCGCAGTCAAATGGCGGCGGCGTATATCGCAAAAAGCGACCATATTCCGTAATCATGGCAATTGCGCGCCCATAAGGAGGCAGAAATGAACCCTAAAGTGAAATCAGCAATTGAGTCATACGCACGCTCATTTCTAGTAGCGGCAGTAACGGCTTACACACTCGGCGCAACGGATATTAAGGACATAGCAACGGCAGGTTTAATTGCCGTTATTGCTCCTGCTATTCGTGCTATTAACCCAAATGACCCAGCATTTGGAAAAGTTGCCGATGTAGTGGAAAAAGAGTTGGCTAAGAAGCCAGCACGCAAGAAAAAAACTAAATAACGGGCTAGGCTGGATAAATGACGGGGAAGCGTTTATCCAGCCATGTCTAATATTGATGCTAAATTTCATGCTAAATATCAAATAATCAACGATTGTTGGGTTTGGCAAGGCGCATTACTTAATAGCGGATACGGCTTATTTACTGATGAAACTGGTAAAGCCGTAACTGCGCATAGATGGGCATATAAGCATTTCAAAGGGCAAATACCAGCAGGATTAGTAATAGACCACATATGCCGTAACCCTGCGTGTGTAAATCCACGCCATTTACAGGCAATTAGCCAGTCAGATAATATAAAACGCAGTTTGTTGGTAAAGATGCGTGGCGCCAGAACGCATTGTAAAAACGGGCATGAATTTACGCCAGAAAACACCAAATATGTGAAAGGGCAAAGAGGCCGTAGGTGTGCCAAATGCCTTTACATAAGCAAGTTAAAGTCAAGGCTTAAATAGGGCGTGTCGTTACCTTCTCTGTAATCTTTTGTGTATCCTTCTGAGCATGGCACTTAAAGACACTATTGAGCAGTTTCGTTGGCGACAAATTGAAAAAGGTTGTCCTTATGCTAATTTTCTTGAAACATTAGAAAATAAAGAGGACAAAAAGGCATTACAAGATGCCGTTATTAAAGGCATACCTGCCACAACTATCTGTAAAGCGTTACGGAAAGAGGGCTACCGACTAGCCGAAATATCTATCAATGAACATAGACGAGGTGTATGTCGGTGTCAGAACAACAAATAAAAGCCATATTGGAACAACGGCAGGAACATCACGGAGATTTCTATTCTAACTTTTTAGCAATAGGAAAAATCTGGGGAGCATTACTTGGTATTGAGCCAATAGAACCATACAAGGTTGGCTTAATGATGGACGCATTTAAGAGCGTGCGTGCTTTTAATAACCCACAACACGAGGACAACTGGCTAGATAAATTTGGTTATACACAACATGCCCGTAGTGCCTCTTTTTACGATAGGACAAAAAAAGCCAAATGACTATAAGCCAGCGATTATCAGAAATCCCCGATGAGGTCGCAAGCGATGATGTAGTTGAATTGCGTAAGGCACTTATACGCACACAACGACAACTCAAAGAAGCCAAACAACGCACCGATGAATTAGTTGAAGCCACAATACAAGCCGCCAAAGATGCCACATTGGCTATGGGTCCCGTTAAACCCGTAATTGCGCCAGAGGTGGCAAAAAGTGGCAAAAAGAAACCTGAGATTGCGTTATGGCACTTAACAGATTGGCAAGGCAGTAAGAAAACAACCACATACAACTCTGAAATTATGCGCAAACGAGTTATAGAGTTTGTTACTAAAGCGCAAGCAATTACTGAAATTCAAAGAACCCACCACCCTGTAAATGATGTAGTAATTATGTTTGGCGGCGATATGGTGGAAGGGTTATTTAACTACCCTGCGCAGTTACATGAGGTTGATAGCACGCTATTTGAACAGTATGTAACAGTCAGCAGACTAATCGTGGATACAGTTAGGCAAGCACTTGCCATTTATAACAAAGTATTAGTTGTGGCAGAGTGGGGAAATCACGGCAGGATTGGTAGTAAAAGAGCCGATGTACCGCGTTCCGACAACATTGACCGTATGTGCTACGAGTTAGCACGACAATTATTAAGTGATGAAAAACGACTAACTTGGCAAGATTGCCCTGATGATGTTCAGCGTGTGGAAATTGGTAACTACCGCGCACTATTGATACATGGTGATGAAGTCGGTAGAAATGGATTTGCGAGCCCAGCGGCAATTGTTCAACACGCTAATCGTTGGCGTTCAGGTGCTTATCCGTGGGAATTCCGTGATGTGTATATTGGACATTACCACACACACGCTTGTTGGCCGATGGCAAATGGACTTGGTTCCGTGTATCAAACAGGTAGTACGGAAAGCGATAATCGTTATGCTCGCGATTTGTTAGCCGCTAGTGCGATACCTAGTCAGCGTTTGCACTTTATTGACCCAAATAAAGGCAGAGTTACTGCCGAATACAAGATTTGGCTAGATTAGGCATCTTCCTCAGTATCTTCATCATCTTCAAAATCTGAGGTGTGCAAACTAGCAAATAAATCGTCAATATCTACGCCGTTTAATTTAATATCTTCAA